ATTGAAATAACGGATCAAAAACAACTGTACTTATATTTAACGTTTCTGTACCAGTAGTACCGTCTAAAATCTCATATCCCGAAGTGTATCCCTGAAATCCCTCTGTATATAATGAATATACGGTATCATGCACAAAGTCCTTATTAGTAAACGGTATACATAGCTTTGCCATTTGCGGATCGTTGAAAAACGATGTCACCAAAGTGTATCCGTTGTCGAGGCAAATCTGTCTAATGATTCGCTCCAAGAATACCGCAGGGAATAAGTCTACTACGTTGATATCAATCTCTTCGGGTGTCGATAACGAGCGTGTCCAAAACGTTCCGTAATCAATGACTGGATAAATGTAATCCGCTTCGACATAGGTAGGGTAGATTCCATCCCACGTGTCGTAGATAGTAGTATCGTATGTATGGTCGAGGTCGTTTAGTCGTAAGTCTTGCAGGGTTGATGTTCCCGATATGCCCTTAAACGCACTAAGCTCACCGTAGCAGAAGAAATCAATCTTACTTAGTGTAACGTTAGTCAACTTGCACAAGCCATCGAAGATAACCTCAGTCGCTTCCTCGATGCGTACACGATGCGGAACGTACTTATCAAATCGGTTCGTTGCGTTCACATCGAATGCCACACCAAAGATTCGGTCGTTCTTAACCGTTCTAGGCACGCTTACTGTCTTGGTCCGAGAACCTGAACGGTTGTTTAAGTTCTTAATATCAATCAGCGAATAGGTTATCGGGCAGGATAACTCACCTTGCCCTAAGTCGATACTCGCATCATCTATGTATATTTCAGTATAGGTCATCGTGTTTGAACGTTTATGTCAAATGCGTAACGTAATGTAAATCTTATCGTGAAATCTTGACTGAACGTATTACTCACAACGATGCTACTCGCAACCACATCAGCTGGATAGTACTCGGTGCCAACCTTAACAAGCACATCGAGTGTATCAATCAGTTCGGACTTAAGCCATTCGGCTGTTAGTCTATCCTTGCACTGATGCGTTAAGGTTATACTCTCACGTGATGCAACCGAACGATATCCATAGATTCGGCTCGGAGCGGTTAGGTTTGTTCGTCTTGAGTATTCAAGCTGTCCTTCACGCTGTACGTCTCGTGCCGTTGTTGGGAATCCAGTAAACACCCACGTGTCACGACCGCCAAGCTTGTTTAACCAATTAAGTTCGTATTCATACGCCACACAAGAATCGTCTAGGTTGTATGTTCTAACCTCTGAGAGCTCACTCGGAGTGGTTATGCTGATACTAATATCATCAAGTGAAACGAAGCCATAGATAGCATCGTTTAGGTACGTGAAGTAAATGGTTTCACTTGCCGTTGCTACTGCGGTGAATGTTATCGAGTACCAAGCCCACTCGTCTGTAATATTTGTATCGCCAACATCTGTTACTCCTGCAACGATGTTGATCACATCTGACTCCATAATAGTATCGACCTTCGCTCTGAATCGAATCGTATAATTACTACCCGATACAAGTGATACCGCTTGGCTTAGGACTGTTAGACCTGCATAAGCCGTCCACATACGCAGACATCGGCTTCCATCTTCGCCACCCGTTGCGTCTTGTAAGAACTCGCCGAGTGATGTTGTGTTTGGGACTGTAACTGACGGATTGTAAGGCGTTGCGTTTGCTGATGCTTCGAGTTGAGCTCCCCAAATATAAACACCGCTTGTTCCGTTGCCAGTGTATGTGTTTACTCCATCTGCATTTGCTATCTGTAAGTCATATAAAGAACCTGCCGCAGCCACTCCCGTTGTGCGTGTAACTATACAACGATAAAATCCGTTCTCATCCAAAAATATTCTTGCAGTTGATCCGCCAGGATTAGTCCCTACTACTCCTGTATTGATATTAAACCAAGTGCGATAAGAAGCAGTCCCATCATTTGCGTTGATTACTATCCAATCTCTACCGCTTGGTTTAGCATAAACACTCCAAGTGTATTGTGTTGTGTTGCTTAATGATATAGCTTTAACTATTTCAGGTGTTATGCCAACTCCATTAGCTTCTACCCAAGTGTCAGCCGTTGTCGTTCCATCGGGTGCAGTAACTGAATTTGCTACTATTGTACTACTTCCTTTAGTCCAACTCGCATTGTTAAACTCTTGTGAACGTAGGACCAAATTCGTTCTACTCGGTTGCGTAAGCGTCCACGAAGTAAACAAGTCACCAGAACCTAACGTAAACTGACCATTAGCAAACCCATTAGCCGAGTCGATGATAGCAACGGTTAGACGAGTCGCACCCGAAGGCACGTAGAACGATGTCCAATCAATCGGTATCGAGTTATGTACTCCTGCACTTGTCATATCGAGCAAGTATTCATTCAGTAATGTTCCACCTGAATCGTACCATCTGTATCGAGCAGATCGACCAGCACCAGTAACATCGGTCAGGAAGTACAAGGCACTAGTCTCTGTTGCTCGTAATAGTCTTGTTTGCTCCGCTTCTGTTAAGAAACGGCGAGAACCAACCGATGGGTTGATTAGGAACTGACTGATGTCGGTCTCATTGTATTGCATCGCCATGTTAACGGCGTAGCGAGTTGTTATAGCCATTGCTTAGCCTCCTCTAATGTTATGTAATCGAATCTTATCATGCTGTTACTTCTTGTTGGTAAACTGGTTCACCTCCGACTGGATTATCAAACGCCTCGAAACATTCGAAGCCGTACTTAACGAATGATTTCTTATCGACTTGCACCGCTTCGGTTAATAAGTATAAATCTGAGCTGAGCACATCGTCCGTAGTCGTGCCTTCGTAGTTGTACGATTGAATCAGTCCTGATAGGTCCGAATAGAACACGCAGAAACCACCTGAGAACTTCGGCTTTAGTGTCTTAGTCGCAACTAGCACCGCAGTACTTGGAGCGGTTGTGATGTACACGTAGAACTTTAACAACATCGAATAGTTCGAGATGTATTTGTACAACGTACCTGCTGATGAGATGCCAGTTAAGAACGGCCTGTTAATAATGATATTGTCAGAATCGACCACGCTCGTTATCAAAGCAACACCTTCTAATGATGTAGCACCAGGAGCAGAAGTGATTAGAATGTAATCGCCTTGTAATAGACCATGCGGTGCGGGCGTTGTTATCTGCACGAATCCACTTGCTGATGTAACAGCATCGATACCAATAGATGCTCCCGTTGTAAAATCATCCCTAACGTCGCTTACCGCTTGGACGATTACTGGGTTATATGCTGCTGAGTACTCCGAAGGAGATGTTACTGTTAATGCCATTGTCGAAATCTTTAAATAATGCTTGTTCAATTTTATCTGATATCTCAGGGAGGACTTGCTCCTGCACCTCAGAGATGTATAGTTTCGCTTCGTATCCTTGTCTATGTATCTTCCTAGCAATCAAGAACGCTAACTCATCTTTCGTAACCTTACGACCATTAGCCGCATCACGAGGGACGATTCCTTTATCATCAATCCATTGTCGTACTTTTTCTCGAACCACACCTTTTCCCGTTCCGCTTCGCTGCGTTGGTCCACGCCCATAGTTCGTATAGTACCAATACGACAACGCACGAACACTACCCGATACGAAGCCATCCGATGTAACCATGATGTCTTCAATCGAATCATCAAGTTTACCTGAAGCGTTGATGTTCTTCGAACTGAGTTGCTCCTTCATTGCCTCTCGGAATAGTTCGAGCGACTCGGTTACTGCTTGTGTCGTGTTGGTTAAGTCCATCGCTAAACGAATAGTTCGCAACAGTTGTTATCTGTTACGGAGTTAATAGTTATCGGTACGTTCCAACCCACATGAACGGAGTCTTGCGTTCTGAATAGTTGCGAGAGCTGACCGACCTGAATAGTCTCGGTTGTGTTATCTTGGAAGTCGTTGTACAGCTTACGAATCAGACCTTGTGCGATGTTGAATGTCTCGTTAAATAGCTCATCATCTTCATCGCGAGTTGCCTCAAGTGATGACGACTGAACGATTCGAAGCGTAAAGTTCCACCCTTGTAGTTGCGATCCGTTCGGTGCGATGTTGTTCTGCACCGTTGGTGGTAGCATCCAGCATAACGGATAGTCGATGTTGTCATCGGCATTCATCTGCTCGGATGTTCCGATACCGAATGTTAGCTCACCGATGAAGGTAGCTACGGCATTCTTAATGGTTGTTTTTAGCACGCTGTATTGCATAATCAGATAAGTTCTTGTGATAGTCGTTTTTGGTTTTCTTATATAATAAATAATAATAAACGTTGTCAACTGATAGCCGAGCCACTTGTTCGAGCCTGAAGATGTCGCCTTGTGCTAGCTCCTCATACGTTGAGTAAGCTCCCCACTTGGTTAAATCTTCGTACCCTGCATTTACCTCTTCGTCAGTCGGTTCGTACGCCTCGTATAAAGGTGCGAATTTTTTAACATGTTCCGCAAATTCTTTATTGTAATAATTTTGCCAATACAAACCGATGTCTGCTGGCATGTCCATAACTGAATCAACCAAGTTCATCCGAGTGCTGAATGCGTAAGGTTCATTCGATGTGTGAAGTAACGATAACGTATGCTCCATTGTTGGTCTTGTTCGCCAATGTTCGAACTGAGCAACCTCGAGTTCTCCGAGTGGTTTAAACTCATACGGACACTTCGATTCAAGCACAAGCAGTTCGTCATAGATAAACTGAGACGCATCAAATAAGATGTCCTTCAGGTCGTTAGGAAACGCTTCGATGTGATCGAGTGGTGTCGATGTCATCACGCTGATGTAATCGGTCGGCGTTGCATCGGTCATCCGTTGAAGTTCGAGGACGTCTCTAACAGTCATCTCGCTCCACGATGTCGGGAGTGTCCTCTTGTAGTGTTGGTCCAAGACCTTGTATTCAAATCTTACCATGTCAGTCGTGTTACCATGTGTAGTCTAACTCCTCCTTAGTTGTGTAATTCCAAACGGCATAACGCAAAGCATCCATCGCATCGTCCAGGAACTTAACAGGCTCTTCCAAGCTCTTGCCGTTCTTATCGACTTTCCACTTATAGGAACGTATCTCTTTAATCACGTTGGTACTCTTGCGTGTAATGTATATCTTGTAACTCTTTACCTTCTGTATGCCATCCCAAACCGACTTGTCAGCCTTGTGGATATTAAACCCTGCTCTAAATATCTCTTCAATCGTATCGGGGCGTGCTGCATCGGCATAGATAGTATCGGTTGGAACGACTGATGTCATTCGGTCGATAAGCTCTTGCGGAATCAATCCACTCTCGTACACAAGCTCATCAACGTAAATAACCTTGTTCTGCTCATCCACCGCAACATCAAGCAATGCAGTCGGGTGATTAAACCCGAAGTCAAGCCCTTTAACTCGTTCTAGTTCGCCTGGCATCGTATCGACTAGATGCCAATTCGTGTAGATAAGACCTTCAATCTTACCCGTCATCCCTCTGCCGTACACCTTCCACAACTGATCGTCTTGTTCCCTCAACGCTTCAATGTTCCGAACGATGGATTCAGGACAAAACGGGTTGTGTCGGTAGTCGCTGATTAATAACCTGCGTTCGTCAGTCGGTAAGGTTAATACTTTTTCATGCACCCAGAACTCGCTCGACGGGTTATAGTCGATAAACGTCTGTCGTTTCGTTCTTATCTGCAACTGCGTATAAACCTCGAACGATACACCTTGCGCTTCGTTCAGAAACAGATAGTCACGTTTACCGTTCTTGGCATCCTGCTCGTTATCGTAAGATTCAAATTCAATGATGCTGCCCGACTTGAATGTGTAGATTCGTTCCGACTTGTTATAGTTCGCAACCTGCTCGGCAAGTATCGGTTCACTTAATACGTATTGTTGGAAGTCCCTCAAGGCTCCACGCTTCAGATTCGGTATGTCCTGCCCGACAACGGTAATGATGCTATTCGGTTCTTGCACCGCTCTAATCGCTAAGACCTGCAAGATACATACCGTCTTGCCACTACTCGAACCGCCCTGGTTAACGACGATTGGCTCAGTTGCATTTAGGTTGGCTTCGAATAGTACTGATGTTTGCATATTAATCGTCTATGTCTGATTCACTCGATGCGATACGTCCCGATGCGGGAAGTACCTCAATGGTTAGCTTGGATTGTATTGGGTTGTCGGCATCGCCTTGAAGCGTTAACTTGTCGCTGAACTTCTTAGGCTTTAACTTGCCTAATGCCCACTTACGAGTCTCAATTCTTAACCTATCACGCTGAACTTTTACCATATTGCCTATCTCGCCACGATCCGTTGCAAGCAAATCTTGTGAAGCATCGTCGGCAATTTTAATCATATCCTCAAAAATCTTATCTGCTCTCTCATCAGTTGCGTGCGTGTATTGTAATTCATGTTCAGCACTTAACGATACCCAACTGCTCCAAGTATTAGAAGATATGCGTAAATCTTTAAGAACATCACGCAAAGGTTCGCCTTGTGCAATACGTTGATTTACAATTAAAAACTTCTCGGTTATCTGTGCTGGTGTGTACTTTGCTGCCATGGTAGGTTATTGTACTGCAAATATACAAAATCGTATTGATACGATGCAACACCTGGAGGTAAAATAATTTAGGGGAAAGTAGGGGATAGTTAGGGGAACGTTTAGGGGAACGTTTCAAAACATTTAAAACCGCATTTAAGTATATCTATTATTAGTATTTACTATTTATTTTCTTTTTAGGGGAATTAAGGGAATGTTTTACAGAAAAAAAAAAACTAAAAAAGAATTATAAAATAAAATTTAGTGTAAAAAAAAGTTTTAAACTATCCCCTAGTTCCCCTAATTTCTAAAAAGTGCATTTAAAGTATAACTGACCGAAAAAAAGTAGGGGAACGTTTAGTTAAAAACATTCCCCTAGTATTCCCCTAAATTACAAAAACATTCCCCTAAATAAGAGCGACTTCGGGATTGTCGACTAAAATCTAAAATAATAGATGCCTTGAATTTTTACAACTTCAAACCTGATATTATTATTTTCGCAATAAATATCCATCCAAGTCTTAAACTTTTTCGGTTTGCACCAGGTTTTGATATGATCGTATTCGGTTGTAAAATCTTTATACATCTGAGCTTTGTTAATCTCTCCAGATAGCACCCTATCTTCCATCCACTCAATAAACTCTTGCGAGGTAGACGCTACTAACTTTTTATACTCTAAGTTAACGTGTTGAGCTTCTATTAATCCCTGAGACAAATAAACCTGAGCACAACCAATCATAAATCTGTCAAACTTATCCCAGTCATCATCGGACCAGTCATCGAATAGTAACCGACCGAACTCATCTTGAGGTGTGTTGGTCTTGGTATAGTGCTGAGCAAACTCTAATTCAAGCTTACGTCTGTTGTGTGAATTACCAGTTCCTCGTACTGCGTAGTTAGTAGTAACGATTATCTTCGGTGATTGCTCAAATGGTATGTAGAACGAATCTTGTCCTTTTTTCTCCACTTCAATACCATCGGTAATGACTGAGAACAAACGCTCAAAGTCGAATCCTTGCTGAACATCTTCAAAGGCAAGTATCTGAGTATCCAGGTTAACACGTTGATATAGGAATGATCGGTCAAATTTAAACATCTTGCCATCAACTGACTCGGACGATTTAAAATATTGAAGCGATCTAATAAAAATTCCTTTACCAGTTCCGCCTTCAGGATTATCCGATATTGTCTCATCGTTTAAGATTATCGCTGGACACTTCGAGCGTGACTTAAAGTTATGCAATAAGAAACCAATGACCGACATCATCGAAGCGTATCGTTTCGCATCTTGCCCTGATACGTTAAATAAGAACCTGGCAAAGTCTGACTCGTTGCCACGCTCCAGGTCTTGCACGGTCGGTTCAGCGTTGTACTCTCGGCTCAGAATTTGTGACTTCCAAATGTAACCGTTCAAGTCGTCGTAGTCTGAGAACTTGATATCGTTCTTAGTGAGCGTTACGACTTTATTCTCAAAGTAAAAATTCACCTCGTCTGCTCTGTCTTTTACAAACTCAACTTTACGTTCGTCAATTACTTCAAGGATCTCGTCACTAAATACATTACGGACCACCGATGCAAAGTATTCGAATAATGAATCATCTTTAAAAGACCTGATATGGTCAAAGACTTTCTTTTTCAAATCATCCTTAGCAATCACCTCGACAACATTGTTCTTGATATAAATCAAATCCCATTGCTTCAGCGTATACTTATAACGATAGATTCCTTGATTCATTAGCCAGTCGATAAAGTTTCCACGATGTACAGAGTACTTAGATCCAGTCTTAGATTCCTTAACATCCCAAAAAATGCCGTTGTTGTTCGATTGCTTCAGTTTAGCTTTCTTAACTATCGACTCGGCTAGCTTCGGCTCTACCTTGCGCAGTTCGACAAGGGTATGTATCACCTGCTCACTAGTCTTGCCTTCTCTGATTTGATCCCTTGCATAACTAAGCGACTGCTTATCCTCAAAGTACTCCGAACCGAATGCGGACTGATTAGCTTTGTATCCTTGCGAGATGGTTGTCTTGAGCTCGTTTAACTCGAAGTCATCCGATACGAACTGAAGCATCAAGTACTCAGCCGATTCCTTGTTGATACCGAAACGGCAGCACGCAGATGATAATTTAAAGATGTATTGATTACGCCCGCCTTGAACAAAGTATGAACCACTCGATTCGAGCCACTTGGTTAAGCGACCGAAGATTTCCGACTCGTTTGTTATCGGATACTCGGCAGGTTTCTCTTGGTAGGTAAACTGCTCCTTGATAAGTTTATCTGTAAAGACCACGCTATGCTCGTTCACGTAGATATCGGCATCGTGCGATTCGTAACATACACGGCTTACATCTGAGCAAGCCTTATCGAAGTACTCTGAATCGTAATACTTAGCCAGTCCATCAAAGTAAGCCTTGTGTTGATCCGTATCATTCGGAATGCGAACAATAAGCTTGTATCCGTTGCCACTAGGTGAAAGGAATAGAGCATGAGTATATTGGTCTGCCTCAAGTGTATCTCGAACGGCTTGCATTGTATCGGTCGGTATCTTATCGAAGTCTAAGCAGATAAGTCCAGAGTGATCAATGATTGCCTTAGCATTACGAGCTGAGAACTTGCCACTAAATAGTATGGATGGAAGTTGTTGCTTTAGGTCGTTTCGTTTCTTGTCGTTTGTTTCGGTTCTTATCTTCTCGACTAAGTCCTTGTATTTACCCGTTCTGATTCGCTCGAATATTTTAGTATGGTCGATGTGTATTGCGTTTGAAGTATCCTTGATATTTCTAAACACGGTAATCGTAGCCATTACTTACTTGATGTTTAAGTGAAACTTAAGCGATGCTATTGTATTTGGTGATAGTTTTTCCTGGCACTCTCTAAAGTACCAAAGTAGATAAGGTAAGTCCTCGATGGCGACGTCCTTAATAAGTCTGCCTTTGTGTTTACCAAAAGGTAAAGTTTGACCTGAGATGTCCTTTGGCTTGTTGCCTAAGAACTTGTCACATCCGTTGCAGGTGCATACGGAGTTGTTTGCTTTTTCTGTAATCGTGTAGTCATTCACGAGCCCGCAGTTCGGGCAAATGATTTCATTCCAATTCATTATGTGATTTTTAAGCCGAGCCCAACTAGCTCGGTCGGTAAAGGTAATAAATTATTTCCGTTCTCTTCTCGCCTTCTCTTGCAAATATCTAATCAGTTTTTTTTTAAGCTCGACCTGGCGTTGTAGGTCGAGCAGTTCGTGTATAGCTTTTTCAATTTCATTCATAGTCGAACCATTCTAGTCTTTGCTTAACTAACTTGATGAGCAGTTGTTGCATCTCTTGTCCATCCTTCGGGTATAGATTAAACTTTTGATCCTCTAGTTTCATCGCCATATCAAAGAATAGCTCTATCTCTGCAAGCGACTGCGAATCACTCTGCTCCTCAGCATCCTCAATGTCTTCTAGTTCTTCGCTCATAGTTAGCAGAATAAAGGTGTCTTAATAGTGTAACCGTACTTTTGATTCAGAAGTGTATAAGCCTGACACGGCACTTCTGGTTTAAATCCTAGCTTGTAACCATAACCACTCAGTCCAATCATCGAACCATTTACGCACGAGTCTTGAGTAGGGTAAAGGTTCTGATGGAAGTGACCAAGGAAGTTCATGTCGGCGTGTTGCTGTTGGTTCTTACGATGGATGAACTTGATTAACGGAACGGTCAGTCCTCCGATGCCACCACCGTATTTAATCTGCTCGCCGTGAAAGAATCGGTTAACTCTGCCAAGCGACTCGATATAGCAGTCATCGGACTTGTTGATGTGGAACGTAACACGTTTAGTATATTGATAATAGTCCTGTAAATCGCAGTACATCATAAACTCATAGTTCGTCTTGTACGATGTTGAGATGTGCATCTTCTTGGTGTTCCTGCCGTGATTACCTACCGAACAAGGGATGATAAGGTTCAACTTGGTGTTGCTTAAGATGAAGTCTATCCCTGAACGGATCATCTTCTTTGCAGCACGTATCGCTTCGAGCGGACTAAGTTGGTTATTCTCGATTAACTCGTCGTGAATGTAACCGCTAATGAAGTCACCACCTAACCACAAGACCATATCGTTTATACTAACATCACGCGATAAGATGGTGTTAACTTTGATAAGGTTAATAAATAACTTCTTAGCTCGCTCCTCTGCAACTTTTAGATTATAATCATTGAAGCCATTAACGACGCCACTCTCCACGCGTTCCTCTATGTGCCAGTCACTAAGCGATACGATTGGAATCGCTCTATTCAGTCTTGATGACTTGCCTGATGGATTGATACTAAACACATCAACTGGTTGCTTGATGTTGAGCAGGTCGTCATAAGCTCGTTCTGAATCTTCGAGCGTTTTAATGAGATATTCATTGCGTCGTTTTAGTTCGGTGATAACCGAACGTTCAGCACGTTCAGCACGTTCGAAGCTAACCGTCTCGCTAATAGTCTGTTCGGGTTGTTCAATTGGATTGAGTGATAAGTAAAGATTAACCTTGTACCGCAACGCTTGTGGCGTATAGTCTCGGCACTCGGGGTAATTACTTTGTAAGAACCTAACGAATTCTGTTTGGTTGTAGTTTACTTTTCTAAAGTTTTCGAGGTTATCGTTGATGATTTTCTCGAATAGTTTTGGGCTAATTTTGTTTGCCATAATAGGTTAAGTTAGTTAACGTGTTCGATTTATATGTTGAATTTATTTCAAAGATAAGCATTATTGTTTACGCCTCCCACTCCTTCAGCACCGACTCGTACTGTCCCATAAACTCTGCCCAGTTATGCACGAGGAAGTACTTACCTCCTGCAGTCGTCACAGCTTGTTCGTACTTAGCCTGAGCCTCGGATTGTTTGTCTCTCATCTTAACCTCCCATTTACAAGCAATACCAAGCGATCGTCCCATCACGAACACTTGAACCGTTGCACTAATATCAGCCGTTCCGTTTTGACTGCTTGACTTTATGTATTGAACTGATCCTATTTTTTTACTATGACCAAGTACGTCCGTTACAATACGAGTGTTGTCAATCATCCTGCCTTCGCTCCTGATACGTTCCGCTTGATGACCTGATAGGTTCAGAAAGTCCACGATGCACTTGGTCAGTCCGTTAGCGGTCTTATCGGTGTACTTGGTACGTGCTAGGTAGTTGAATGGGAACGTGGGGTTCTTAGCGTGTCGGCTTCGAGCCTCTAGTTCGGATAGGTCGGTTAGGGTCATACTCTCTCCTTCGTTAACAGCCCACGATTAATCCTGCCCGACAAGGTGTTAAGCGATACATCGTGTCGCTCCGCTATTGCCTTAACTGTCTCGCCCGTTGTAAGCCACTCCGAATAAGCCGAGTTTAGCTTCTCTTCATTTGCTCGTCTAGTAAGAAGTCGCATCACCTCGGATAGTTGAAGCTCGTACTTCTTTGCTAGGAATCGTGGATGCGTTTCGAGTTTGATGTGTTCGGTTATCATTCGTTGGATGTTAGCCTCACGTTCTCGTCTCTTATCGCTTGGCTCGATTGCCTTGTATAGTTTCGTGCCATCATATAGTGCAAGCTTGTGCTTGACTACTGTATAGAGTAGGTCGATTGAATGACCAGTTCTGATACTAGCCTCCTTAATTGAACGGTACAAGCCTAGCTCGTTTCCGTATGGATCTATGTGTTTGATACGCATGTGATGTAAGTTAAGCCCTCCGAAGAGGGCTGGTTAGTTAGAAAGGTAAATCGTCTGCTGCGTCCGTTGCTGGAGCAGTCTCAACCTTTTGAGGCTGTGCAACCGCACCACCTTCCACCTTCCAAACCTCTAAGTTTGTGATGGCATTCTCATTCCCGTTCTTATCGGTATAGAGCTTACCTCTTAGATTACACTGAAACGTAACATCTTGGTTCGGTTGTAACGCATCTGCCAGGTCGCACTTGTCTTGCGAGAACTGAACCTTGATGTGTTGCGGATACTGACTAGTCGCTTCGGTGATTAGTATCACTTCACGCTTCTTGAATTTGTCGGTAACTTGTTGAGTCGCACCGACCTTGTAAATTGTTCCTTTAATTTCCATTTGATTTTCTGAATCGTTCACGCCCGATTCGGGGCTTTATGGTTAATTGATTTATAATGTCCTAATATACTCCCTCGCCTCTTGCACTCTAGTACGGATGCGTTCAATATCCTCGTCATTCCGAGCTATCTCGAATCGCTTAATACGAAGCTCCGAGTTCAGCCCATCGTACGTCATTCGATCACGAACCGCATCGTATAGTTCCGCTTCGACTTCACCCCAATCGGCTGAACGTCTAGCTTCCTGCTCGATTAGATGATCAGGTGCGTTCATTAATGTATAGACTAGACCGAACGTTTGCTTGTCAGTCAGAGCCATATACACCTGACCTTGCCAGTAGTACTTCTTGTCGGGGATGTCGGTATCGAATAGCGGAAACGTGAAGCAGTCCCATGAGTTCTTAATGTCCTCAACCGAATCGGCAAGAATGATGTCGGGCGTTCCCGTCATAAACTCATCGGTGAAGTGCTGCTCGTTCTTAGCGACTAGTCCCCATCCGAACTGCTCGGCTGCGTATTCTATGCTTGACGCCTCGCACTCGTTACCTTTATCGGTGTACTTCGATGAGAACTCCTTACGTCTGCGGTATAACTCCTCCTTAACCCACGACTCAAGGTAGGACTTAGCGGTCTCACCCATTGCCTTACCGCTTCGGTCGTTTGTCATTAGCACGCCACAAGCAGATGCACGTATGCGAAAGTCATTTGCTAACGTGCGGATAGTGTTACTTAGTCCCATCACTCACCTCCTTGCTTAGTTGAGCCTCGCTTGCCTCACTCAGCACATACGCCGACTTGATAGCTTCAATCGTTGTGTTACCAGCAGCAAGAGCCTTAACCGCTCCGTTCCATTTCGGATGTGTTGGAGTTAGTTCGGGCTTAGCGGGTGCGGTCGGCAAGGTCGGTCTAATGCGTAACGCATCGACTACATCACCAAACGCTTTAACTTGTGCAACGTAGAGCGTTACTTGTAATCCGTTCCAATCCTCAACGTATGGACTGCCTGAAAGTTTCTGTAATGCTTTCATATTCGTAGCGTTTAGTATCATCGGTTTTTGACCGATTAACTCCGCTACTACGCATTGCTCTTTCTTGCCATCAGGACTCTGTACTTCTTTAGTTTTTACGGATGCAAACTTAACTACTAATTCCTTTACATCGCCATCCATCAGCGTGTATGCCCCGATGTAGTCAGGGTTGTGTAGCTTTTTCCAATGTGTTTTTACTTCGGTCATTGTGTTTCGGGTTGTGACTACTAGCACGACGATGAGTCGTGACGTAGTCGGGTTATGTATTCTGAACGTTTCTGCATCTTATCGCAGCGACTTGAATAGATGCGATCAAGTATGTGTTGAGCCTGCATCATCTTATCGGTTAAGCCATCTTCAATCGCTTGGCTTAGTAACGATTTAACACGTTCGTACCTTGTACGTCGGTGTTGGGTTGGGTTTGTGTTCATATTATTATTATTGATTATCTTTATCTTCTTGTCTTGCCTCATCCAGTAAGTCCTCGCACTTCTGTTGCCAGTACACCTCATCCTCCACAATCGTTCTGCACGATCCACACGAGCTCGGTCTGATACAACCACACCCAACCGCCGTCGCTTTGAAGTTACCGAGTAGCTCGTGCATGGCAAGTTGAAGCGAATCGAATAAATCAGTCTCGCCCATTAGCATCACAAAGTCTAGACTTGTTTTGTCGATTAGGTTAATGGTTTGTTTCATAAGGCTAATGTCGGTATAAGTTTTGATATTATGAAATTATTTTGAAACTATTTTGATAACATATTTTTGCCCCACTTCGTACCTACCAGCACGAGCTTGGTAGGTTGTAACGATTCGGTTTAGATGTTCGGTTCGTTTGTACTCAAACCTAGCGATCGTGCCATCATTGTACACGCACGTAGCTTGTTGCTTGGTGATGATCGCTGGGGACTGGCACGAAGCGAATAGTAGGAGTATTGCGCCCATTTTACATAAGTTGCGCCTATTTTTCATAATCTTGTCTTTAATTCGTTTAAAAGTTTGGCTTGTTGGTTGATGAATGGATTTACCATATTTTGTGTATAACCACTATCTTCATACATTTCATTGCTTATTTTCCTCAACACATTTATAGTGTTCTCCGTTGATGCGATGGCACATTGAACTGCCATATTAAAAGTCATCTTAATACACTCATCATTGACAATTTCTTCTACTTCTGTCCAATAACTCTCTACCAGTTCATCGGCTGCTTTCTTTGTTTCTTCTGCGTTCATCTCTGTTTCTCCTCTCTGTTAAAAGTGCTTCTATAATAATGTTCAGAATCTGAATAATTATCTTGGTAATTACCGCATTCATCAAAAGCATCCATTATCTGTTGCTTCTCCATTTCTTTGGCTTGTCTTACAACCTCTGCTGCCATTGTTAATCTTTCCCTACTTATTAATTTTGCTATATCTAATTCTGTTAATAAAAAGTCTAATGCTGTTTGTTTTTCCATTTTGTTTGTTGTTTAAAGGTTATATAATTTATTAACGATTACCCTATTATCGAGAGGATTTAGTTATACCCTTACGGGATTTATTTTAATTGATTATTATATTTTATACCCTATCGGTATTATTTAATCTCGTTGTTTTAGTATCTTCTAACCCTAACCCTAAAACCAAACCTATTGTTTGCCATATACTGCACTCCAAATATATCCACCCAATATCTAATCATATCTCCACTAACTATATCTTGAAATGGTGCATTACCATCTTCTACCATTGTAATTCTACTAATTAAGTTTCTCATTTCTGTTTCTCCTCTCTGTTTAGGAATGCTTGGTCGTAATAATCAGATGCTTGTTTTCTAACAAACGGCTCGTAACTTTCTGACCATTTTTTACTACCCTCATTTATTAATCCTAACTTCATCACTTCGATGTGAAAGTTAATTAGTCGCTCTTTGGTCGCATCACTATGCCCTGCGTAGTCGTGCATATATTTGAATGCTTCTTCAATACCTGCTATCAATAACGCTTCTTCTTGTGCTGATAAATCCTGTGGTAGTGATTTAATAACCTTGTTATAACACTCCTCTGCACTAACTCTTGGCTTTTCAAGTAAATTATGGATAGTTTCTACCTTTTGCTTTAACTCGTTACCTAATGCCTCAATAATTAAAGCATCTGATTTATTCGGATATGCGTCTTTGTATTTTTTATACATATCTAAATTATCTGTGTTTTCGCTTGGCTTTTCGAGTAAGGCGATGGCTTCGTTGATAGCCTCTTTAGATTCCTTATCGTTTGTTCGAGTGAAGAAGTTTTCTATCACTTTCAACTTCTCTATTAGTTCTGTTCGTTCCATTTTTATTTCTCCTTTAGCTTGTTTTCGATTTCTGTTAGTTTGTGTTTAGACTGCCCATCACGATAGTCCACTATCTGATAAGCTATGGCTGCTCCTAGTATGCTCAATCCGATGATGAGCGTTGCTAGGCAAACCGCTATGAGTAGATACTGACCTACCCTACGCATCTCAGTACTGTTGCGACCGACACCTTATGTTTGCGAGCTACGTATTGAGCCACGCCCATTCGGGATGATCCGTTAATCTTGATCTGTGTGTGGTAATCGAAACAAATTGAATCGTTACGCTTCGCTCGCTTCTTTTGCGATTCGGTAAGTGCTGGCATTGCCGAGCGGGGTTTAGTTACTTTAGTCATTGGTTATCATTTCTAGTATAAGTTGTTCAAAATTTGTTTCTAAATAGTTTAGGATATGCTCGCTTCGTTCCTCA